AGAATACACAATAGCTCGTAAGTACGTAAATGATGGGTTGCGTGACCTTAGATCTGAATATCAAATGGAAGGTATGTCTTCTGCTCTTGTACAAATAGTTGATCAATTGAACAGAGTACCTAAAATAGACAGGAGCTATGCATTACTGCAATTCAAAAAGATTACAGGCAGAGATCCTGATGTGAATAGCATAGCAGATCTTACGACACTCATAGATCTATCGGAAGATGTTTACAAATAAAAGTTAAGGGGCCGCAAAGCCCCTTTTTTTTATTCTTATCTAGTATCTCCGCTGCCACCTATTGTACCTGCATCTTTTCTAGCCATTAGTTTCTTTTCATTCTGTCCAGCTATCATGCCCAGCGTAAGGTTAAGGTCAGTAGCAAGTGCAGCACAGTACCACAGTACATCCCCTATCTCACTGGCTATGTCCTCTCGCCATGTCTCAGGACGTTTATCTGGGCCATCACGTATAAGCTTCTTTACCTTGTTGGCTACCTCACCTGCCTCACCAGCAAGACCCAATGCAGGATAAAGGATCTTGTGTTGCTCAGGATAGATAGCGGTACGAGAGGCACTACGTTGATACGCATTGAAATCAGACATGTTGTACTTCTCCTTTAGAAACTGTTCCGCTTCCTCTTTTAGCTTCATACGATATTACCCTTTTTAAATTATCATAGTAAGCTTTATTAAAACCCCTATGCCACTCACGATACTGCATTGTATCCTCATGGAAAGGGTTGATTAGTTTACCCCGCTTAAAGTTTTCGTAACCCATTTGATATTGTACTTTAAGTGGTGCATCGTATTTACCCAGACCACGATCTTTTCTGCTTGTTCTTTTTATCATAAGAAACTCCTTATGCTACGTTGATTAATGTTGCTTCGGTATAAGGCACATGGTAAAATTGTTCACCAGCATAGATGTTACGTCCACGTGCTTCACGTAGCTTGTCATCTGTTAGTAGTGAACTGTCTATACACCAGCATTTATCCATGTCATTGCTGAAGATATAGAACTGTAGATTATCATGCTTAGATAGTAACTTCTTCTTACGCTCAAGTATACGTATCTCTGCCCAGTTAGTAGGCCAGTCACCTACCCACGCAGTCTTTACTTCAGCTTCACTGTAATATTTTACTCCATCTTTTTGAGTTACAACGTCTGCATCATATGACTCTGTGCTATCTACAAGTTCGTGACCCTCACCAATAAGGTGAGTGATCAGTGTTTGCTTTGCTGCTTCGTCATACTTAGCGTAAAGGTCACGTGAGAAAGGTTTTCTGTAGGCCATGTCTTACTCCGATTCTGCTGGTGTTTCTGTTTCTAGTGTAGACTTCAACTTGCCTACCAGTAGTTCACTTGATACTTTCAAGCTGTGTGACTGATAGTCTAGCTGAGACTGGATAGTATTGTTGTAAGTGATCTCCTGCAACAACTTAGTCTGTTCTTCTGTAAAGTCATCTGTTTCATACTCTACATCATCTAACGTTAGTTTAGCCATATCATTTCTCCTTTATATAGACTTAGGTATTTCAAAGCAATAGGTATTTGCGGTAGCATCTGGTGATGGTTTAGTGCTCACTAATCTTTCTTCCATTGTAACCGCTACCTTTATACATGTATTGTAATCTGGAAACAATGAATGAAAAGCTTGTACTTTCATATTACCTTGGAAGGTCATAATGAGCACCAACACATACATTAGAATATCCCTGAGACTGTATCCACTACCATTGGGATAACAAAGTCTGCCAATACTACTGCACCTGCTAAGAATGTCATTACTTCAAACATATTATATCTCCTTTATGTTATATCTACTATTTCACATACATCACCAGAGCAAGCCATAGTTTGCATTGCAACAGTGTTATCGTCTTTCTCGTACTCAGACAGCCTAGCCCAATCAATTCGTTCAGGCATAGTCTGTAGTACCATCTTATATGTGTCTTTGTCTACCTCTTGATAAGGTGCTTGCTGATAAGTATGTTCAGAGTGTGGTAAAAATGACACACCTGACATCTCATCAAAGTATTTGTACACAAATGCACCTACTTCCATCCACTCTTCCTCACGTACAGAGATTGTAACGCTAGGTTTGTGTTCGCAGAAGTGTCGTTGATACATAAGCCACATCTCTAATTGCTCAATAGCTGACATATCATTACGTGTGACTGACTTTGTTGGTGACTTAACTGGAAAGCTAAACACTGTAGTCGTATCACCCTTCATTACACATGGCTCATTAGGTATACCTTGATCCATCATAAACTTTGTCAACGGATCTTTATTATCACCACGGACAGTACGGATATAATGGGCACTGTGGCGAGCATGTATGCCACTGGCACTATCCACCAGTTGCGAGACTGTGCCTGACGGTTTGACACATGTAATTGCAGCAGCAACAGGTATACCAAGACGGTCAGCCCATTCAGCATTAGTAGATACAGCGACCCCACGAAGATGTTCAAGAGTACTCTCCAATCCTTTGTTACTTAATGTCATTAAGGGGTTGTCCATTATCCCTGTGAGTGACACACCAAGCAGTCGTTCTTCTTCTGTATTGGTAGACCACACCTTTCGCAAGTACGGGAACTTGGTGTATGTTGACTGGATAGTTCCCAGAATTGTTGCCAAACGGATCTTTCGTTCAAGATCTTCCAAAGTATCTGTGGCACGTACAACAACTTCCGTAAGATTACAGAACTGATATGGACGAAGGATGATCTCGCTGCAAGGATTAGTTCCAAACTCGTAATCTGGATTTCTACGCTTAAACTTTTTAGCTTGGTTCTTAGCTGCTTGCCTATTGTATACACCACGTTCTCCTGATTTACTCTCAACTAATGCTTGCCATTCACGCATGAATGTTTCCATGTCTGGTTTCTCTGTATAACTAACACTATTGTTAGCTAAAGCACGATGTGCTGCAGTTTCCCACCATTGTCCTGACTTAGCGTGACGCATACGATCATCAGATAAGTTAGACAAACTAATCATAGCTGACCTACGTACACCACCTACAACTACGATCTGTCCAATGAAACACATAAGATCGTGACACTCAATGCTTGACAACTTACGACCTTGTGCACCCCTGAATGTAGTGACAGCAAAGTTAAACAATTCCACCAAAGGTGCAGGGCCACTGGCTCTACCACCAAAGATCTTTAGTCGTGCACCAGCAGGACGTACCTTAGAGACATCCCACTTAGGGATCTCACCAGCCCAGAGGAGAGCAAGAACTTGACGGAACGCTTTAGCCCAACCTTCCTTACTGTCTTTGACAACGACTGTGGTATCACTGTCGAACAACTCAGGAACTTCAGGGAGCTTAGATATAAACTGCCTCTCGACACTGAAGCCGACACCAGTACCACACAAGAGGATGAACATAGCCTCGTCGAAGGACTTAGGGTCATCTACGGGTAGGTAGCTGCAGTTGTACCCTGCAGTGTTGTCACGCTCTAATGCCTTACCTGCAGTCATCATGGCTCTCATAGAGGGCATAACCTCTAAGCTAAGAATAGCTTGTTCAATATCGTGAGCAACATTAAAGTCAGCTTCACTAGCCCCACTGTCAACTACAGGCTCAACTACGTTATTCATATAACGATCTACTGTTTCATCCCATGCTTCTCGTCTACCTTCTTCATCAAGCCATCGTGCATAACGTGACTTGTGAATGAAGGATTGATAGTCTGTTGGTAAATAATTGTCCATATACATCACTCCGTAATTAGTTTCATTGCTTTAATCTTCATACCATCTACATCGTAGATAAATTCCTGTAGTGCATCCTTTACTTCTTCATCGACAAAGCCATCCACAGGAATAGGATATTCGTCTTCGTCTAGTTCTAGTGTAAGAAAGACTTTAACTATCACCGTTTTCTTCCTCAATTAATTGATTCAGATACCACTGTGCTTTCTGTAAGTCTTCTACACCATTCTTATATCTGTATCGCCATAGGTACTTCATAATGTTACCCTGCAGGTAATACTGAAAACCTTCCTCACCAGTTGCTGCACGAATAGCATCAATACATTCTACTCCTGCAAAGTTGTAGTGCTCTGGTGAGTTTACCATATCTTTATCTGCCATACATATCTCCCCTAATTAAACTTCACTTTAACCACATTGTCTTCTACACTCTCTACTGTAGCTTTTGGTGCGGCCTCTTCTTCTTCTAACACATCATTGGCATACTTGGCAAGTGTGTCTCGTATATCATTATCATCTTCCATAGCTGGGATAGATGCACAAACCATATGACACAAACGCATTAGGTTTACGTAGTCATCATCTGTAGTAGTGTTCTCTCCTGTAGTCACAGTACCTACCATCAACTCCCCTGTCCAGTTACCTTTCTGGTCTAGGAAAGGTGTGATACGTACAATGAAATCGTTTGGATCAAAGTCCATGAATACTTTTTCTTCTGTCATATTATTTCCTCTTCACTTTTTTGTATGGGAAATGTATTAGATCAGGATGCATGTCCTTACCCTTTTCATTTAACCAATCTTCTGGGATGATCCTGTCATAGTACGGGATCTTATTCTTTTCACACCACTGACCGTAGGTTGTCTTTGCACCCTTACTCAGCTTACGTCTACTACTTTCAAACACAAACCTAATGTCTAGCTTTGGATGCTGTTTCTTAATAGCGGCATGTTTACGTCTATCGTCTGATGTAAACCTACCCTTAGTTTCTATTATGATCCCATTAGGTAACACAAAGTCTGGGGTATAGGTGCGGTACATAAGATCTTCCCATTCAATCTTGATGGCTTCGTACTTGACACGAACATTACGCTCTACCAAGTAGTCCTTTACTTTGATCTCTAGCCCACTCCTATACCCATGTTTCAGAGCAGCGGCAAACTGCTTGCCATTCATTAGATACGCCACAACCCATTCCAAGGACTAGGCAAACTACTTACAGTAGCTACACCCAGTGTGCGTAGTTCTTCTCGTACTGCTGCTTCTGCTGCCTTACGTGCTTCCATAGCTGAACGTAAACCTGCATACTTAGCCTCATGTAAGGCTTTCTTACGCTCAAGAAGATCTTGTTCCATAGCATTGATCTGCTCTTGCATTTCTTTTATTTCATCATCACCTAACATTTAATACTCCTTTACTTCTATGTATGGTACAATGGGTTTTACCTTAGCCTGAGATACCTTAGATGGTAACTCTTGTAGCGTAGGGTAACACTCAAACCTGTAGTCACAAAACTTACAGTTACTGTTCAATACTTTGTTGCCTGATGCCTTACCTCTGAATGTTTCAGGTACAGGATCAAAACAACGCTTGAACTCGTTAGCATTTACTGTGTCAACAGTATCTTCTAATGTAGTAATTTCTGCGTCAATGTCAATACCCTCTGCTGGAACATATTTAATTCCACCGTTGGCTTTGTTGACTACCCACCAGCCACCTGCTTTCTTACCTGCAGCCTTAGCGTAGCCAGCAAGTTGACCTACGTAACCAAAAGGATCACTGTCTTTCAGTGTTTGGAATGATTCAAACTTGTTTCTGTATGACCAGTCCGATGCAGACTTAACGTCATCGACTGCCCCATCCATCACAAGATCGTATGATCCCTTTACGGTAGTCTCTCCTAGCTTTAGTTCAACAAAGTTGTCATCGTCTTCGTACTTAACCCCTGCTTCTGTTATTATACCCTTGAACGCTGCCTCTACTATGTCACCTAGAAGCATGTTCATTACGAATGTTGTCGGCTTGGGCAATGCCTTCTCTGGTTTATTCTTTTCAAACCAAAGCTGACAAGTCGGTCTACCTACATTAGACATACGTAGCCGAAACTTGTCACGCTTATTGCCCCCACCGAACTGGCGCTTTACAGCATCCATTACATCTGTACCAATCTGTTTAATTGTTTCTTCCGACATTGTTGATTTACCAGATGTAGCATCTTCAAGATACTGATTGATCGCCAGTTCAGCAGGATGGTTCATTAGACAAAATCCTCTGCGTCAATGTCTACGAACTCTTCCACAGTATTTGTGTCAACCTCTTCATTCTTATGCATGTTCTCATCCCATGAGTTGAGGATATACGTATTGTAATTCTCAATCCATGCAATGAAGTTAGCAAAGTTCTCCTGTGCTTCATTGTCCATGTCCAACGTATTGTTCAAGTCCAGTGAAGTGTTAGGCACATAGAAGCTGCTACCATTTGGTAACGGTACTTCTGTTGTGGTCATTGACACGTAGTGCTGTGGTGGCAAGCGGCGCATCTTTGACAGCTTAGTGAATACTTCACCCACTGTTTTAAATGCGTCACGGTTGTCAATCTCCCAGATGAATGGGGTGGACTCTACGTCAACAGAGTTACCTTGCTCATCTGTAGGATTGACCAGTTCAACGACACCAAACAAAGCACGAACACGCTTGATTGATTTGATCAAGTCTTTCATGTTGTCTGGTAGTGCAGCCCAGTCTTTGATAAAGCCAGCAGGTTTACCACAGTTGAAGCCACCATCGTTGTCTTTCATGTCACTGTTAAGATCATTAGCCATAACAGTTTTGACATAACGGTTTGGTCTTGAGTCATTACCCATGACAAACTTCTTATGCATGAAGCGTTGTAGGTAAGGACGAATAGATACACTCTCAGCGTATACTGTAGGTGTATCAGGGATCTCTAGCTTGAACACACCACCAGAGATTACTTCTACGTTCTTCATCTTACCGTTGATCTCTTGCTGACCCATGATGGGTGAGTGATGAATACGTAAACGTGCAAGTGTACTTGCTTTGGATGACTGCTGTGCAGCATCTGCGTTCATGCCCATTGCTTGGGCCATTGCTGAGAAATTGTTTGTGTCGATTGTTGATACTTGA